TACAGCTGCCAGATTTGCGGGCAAGCACCCCTATTTGTGCCTAAATATTGTGCATGTCACGCACACGTTATCCGGCGTGATTAAAAGCGTGATCTCAATTAACGCAACACCCCTGCCTAGACTGCTTTGCGGCGCGTGTAAAGGGGGCCCCCATTTTATAAGGGGGGGGTTATTTTCCGGACAGCCCGCTTTGGCGCAGGGGCGCATAAATAGGGCGCATAAATGGGGTGCATAAATGGGGGGGCATAAATAGGAAGAGGGGGGGGGTATATTTTGGCGCATATTTTGGCGCTATGGGCGCATATTTTGGCGCGCCAATACCAAGCGCCAACGGGTCAGGTAGACGCTACGGGCGCATTACGGTAAGGGTTTTTCGGCTGGTCTGGGGCTGCGCGGTGGATGAAATCATACGTCTACAACTCGACCAAAAAGCCTCGCTCCGCGAGCTTGACTTGCTGCGCCAGGATCTCCGCGACAAGGCCGACCGGCAGGATGTCACGCATTTGGCCACTGTAATATCCAACGAGCACATGAGCGCCATGGACCGCTACAGGGCAGTCCAAGCCTCGATTGGTGATGTCGAGCGGGCGCTTAAGGCGCTGTCCGACGTGGTGGCGCAGCAAGCCGGAGTGCCCGCGGCGCGCAACGGTGGCTTGTCCCGCTTCCCGCCGCACTTGCTTCTTGCTGGCGGCGTGGCGTTGGGAGCTTTGGCAGTCAAAAGCCCTGACCTCATTGGATGGGTGTTAGGCGCATGAGCATTCGCGATGACCTTATAACTGCTGGCCGGTGGGTGCGGGATCATATGCCCGCTTTTACAATATCGACCATTGCGCTGACGATGCTATGGGCGGCGATCGCCCTGTCTTGCGTGGTTCTCTACACGTTCGATGCGCTGTTCTATCGCTCGCTCGCCCCGCCTGGCATGGAGGTCGTGTTTCAGTCCGCAGGCGTGGTGTTCAGGACGTTCGTGATCTTCGGCGGTTTGGCGATCGTCTGGATGAAAGCCCAGAAGCTGCCCCACACAGCAACCGCTACGCTCCGCGTTGTCTGGCTGATGGCTTTCGCCGCGTGCTGCGTGGCCGCCTTGGGGTTCGTTTCGGAAGGGAACGACTATCATTACCGCAAGACCGCCTCGGTGCAGCAGACAGAAACGGTGACGGTCGAAAGCGCCGACACGCGCCTTGCCCGCATCGACAAAGAGAAAGACGCGATCAGGGCCGACCGTGACCGGCTGGTGGCCGGCGCCCGTGAGAGTATGCGTCTCGTGTTGTCAGACGGGATCGCCGGCAATGACAACTTGCGTGAGTTCGAGGCGCAGATCGCCGCTTATGAGGACGACGCCCGGCAGAAGCTATCCGCATTGGATGAGCAGATCGCCGCCATCGAAGGCGAGCGCCTTAACGCTCGGACGACCGCCACGGCTGAGGCTGTTGGCGATCCGGGATTGCCAGCGGTGTTCCGCTTCCCGGACAGGTACGTGCCCGGCTGGGATGGCATAGCTTTCCGCGATGCGTTCGCGCTGTTTTGGGTTCTCTTGTTGGAGCTGTGCGGATCGGTCGGCGCGCAGGCCTTGCTCAGCGTGCAGATTGCCATGTCCAAGCGGATCAAGGCACAAGCTGCGGGTGAGGCTGGCGGCAGGGCGTCTGCCAAGGCAAAGATGAGGCGCTTGATAACTTACGCCGCTGAGGCGCAGAAGACGAACGTGAAGCCGGAGGCTGACGATGGCAATTGAAATTCCAAGGGCTAGGCTGCCGGGCAATCTGCTGGTCTCGGAAGAATGCGACCGGCTGGTCCGGCATTTCGAGGCGTTCCGCCCGGTCGCCTACCAGTGTCCGGCGGGGATATGGACCATCGGCTACGGTTTCACGGATGGGGTCAAGCCGGGCGATACGATCTCAATCGCTGAGGCCAACAAGAGGCTCAAGCTAGAGCTGGAAGAACACGCCATGATTATCCGGCGTGATATACCCGACACCCCCTTAACTCAGGGGCAATTCGATGCGCTGGTGTCTTACGTCTACAATCTGGGCAGGATATTAGAGACGCTGCTCGCCAAGCTTCGCGAGAAAGACTACGCGGCCGCGCTGCTGGAATTTCCCCGCGCCTGCCGTGCCGGTGGCAAGCCCCTGCGCGGGCTTTACAGACGCCGTCTGGCTGAGGCCTGCCTCTGGTCTGGCCTGCCGTGGGAAGGGGCTACGGCCCCGCACCTGATCCAGCTAACGGCGGATGACAAGGGATATATTGATTTCGCCAAGACAACGACGCTGGAGGAGGTGTTGCAGCGGGCGCGTCAGGATCTCACCACGACGCAGATAAGGGCCGGCGTGCCCGAAGCGCCGCCCATCATTCCGGCGCCGCCGACTGCGATTGTTGAGCCGCCGCCGGTCGTCAAGGTTGTGGCGCCGCCTCCTGCGCCTCCAGCGCCCCCACCGGCTCCGCCCCCACCCCCGCCACCCCCACCGGCGCCGCCTCCTGTTGAGATGCAGCAGAAAGCCGTCAATGCGGCGTCTTACGGCCCCGATGCGGCGTGGAGTTCGGCTAAATCCATGCTTCTCTCCCGGCGGTTCTGGGGGCTCTTCTTAATCATCTCGGGCCGTCTGGCGCTGACCTGGACGGGGAGCAATGCGCTCCTCAGCGGGGCGTCTGACCCCATCGTTGCCGAGCTGATGACCGGCTTTATCGTCATGTGCGTGGGCGAGGCCATCCAGAAGTGGGGACAAGTAAAAGCCACAAGGCCCTTGAAATGATTGACAAATTCTTTGAGTGGTTTCGTAAAGTCCCCGACTGGCTCATTGTCTTGGCGCTGGGCATTCTGGCCGGCAAATGGTATGTGGAACGCGAGAAAGATAAAGTCCGCCGCGAGGAACGCGAACGCGCAGCGGCTCGGGAGAAGGAAGCAGAGCTTGAAACTGTCCAAGCAATTCGTAACGTGGAGCAGGGATCAAGAGCTTCGGCCGATGAAGCTATTGCTGCCCGCAGCGATGCTCCTCGGGTGTCTGATGCTGATGGCGTGCCAGCACCCGTCGCCGCCCGCATCTTCTCAGACTAGCGGAATGATAGCAGACGCGGATCTCGTGACCCGCGCCGACGCGTGCCGGGCGCTTCGGCCGGCGCAGATATCGCGGTCCTCGCCGGTCGAGCTGATTAACTACGTGGTGGCCGCAGATGCGGCGTGGCTTGTTTTCTGCGGGAGCGACAAATGAACTTCTTCGGCGTGGATCTGGTAACTTACCTCGCATCGATCATAACGGTGTTGTTCTTCGCAAGCCCGACCCGCTGGTTCTTGAATAAAGTTTGGAACGGCATCCGGTCCCTGTTTGGGGGCGGCAAAGTCGACTAGGAAGGTAACGATTGTTACCGCCCCGACCCACCACACGAAGACCATCACGACTATCAGGGCGGCGAGGGGTAGGCGGGTCATGGTGTCATCCTCATTGATATTTCCAACGCCACGAACCACAGCGCCACGCAGACGATCGCCATCAGGGCGGTGGTGAGCCAGGGGCGGGTCATTCCACCATCTCCTCCACCTGCTCCACCACACCAGCATAATCATCGCTGCCGTAGTCAATCACAAATCCCAAACAAATAAAGCTTTCCACCCGCCCGTCTCGCGTCGTCACGTAAGGCATGTAACCAGCGCGCAGGCATTCCTGTATCGTAAGATACCTCATTTCCTGCCCCCCTTGCGGAACGCTATCACTTTGGCCCGCTCAAGCGCCGCGGCGTCCAGGCCATCAAGGTCGCAGTAAGCCTCGCGCACGGATGGCGCGTTGACCCGCTCCTGCCAGTGGGGCGGGCCGGGGTAGATGGTCGCCTCGGAGCGGCGAAGGTGTTTCGTGAGGTTGAAGTTGCGGGTGAAGATCATGGGGTCCTCCTATGTGCGAGCCTGCATCCACCGCTTTGTGGCGGCGTTGAAGGCATCTCTATACTCAGGATCGTTGAGCATTCGTAAACGGTGCTCTTCGCTGCGGCGCCAAAGTTCGGCAAAGTCACCGTGTATCAGCTCGCAGTCTGGCGGTTCGTGTGAGGGGATGCGGTAAAGGGTTTGGTCGTCCATGGCGCTCTCCTGTGCTGTGTGTGTATGCGTGCATATCGCGCACAGTTTGGCAAGAGGGGGAAACGCAGATATTTGTGCTTGACTTTATCGGGCGTCGCCCGCACATGGGCTTCATGACATTTGCAGATTGGCTTGAGAAGCAGGGTTTGGACGATGCGGCGGCGGGTAAACTCCTCGCCCGCGATCGATCGCACATTTCGAAGCTGCGGCGCGGCAAACACCGGCCGTCTTACGAATTGATGCTGCTGATTGCTAAAGTGAGCAAGGGCGCTGTGGGACTGGAAACGTGGCGCTGAGATTTACCATACCCGGCGAGCCACGCGGCAAGGGCCGCCCGCGGTTTGGCCGCTCACGCGCCGGTTTTGCGGTGGCGTACACGGACAACGCGACCGCAGCTTACGAAAATCTGGTCAAGCTGGCCGCACGCCAGGCAGGTGTGACGCCGATCGATGGGCCGCTGTTTGTGCAGGTCAATGCTTACTTCTCGGTGCCGCAATCGTGGAGCAAGAAGCGCCGCGCGGCTGCGCTTGAAGGAGCCGAAGCGCCGGCAAGGTTTGATGTTGACAACATCGCCAAAGCCGTTCTGGATGGTCTTAATGGCGTGGCGTTTGCGGATGACAAGCAGATCGTCACGCTACTGGCGAGCAAGGGCTTTGATGCAATTGCGCGCTGTGAGGTACAGGTTTTCCCAGCAATGGGAATAAAAGAGCAAGCGGTGGCATCCGACGAACTAAGGCCCTCTGGGCTCGAATAAGTCGGGGCGCTGCTCCTTACCTGCCACCGCTCGCCTTCCCCCGGGAATGCGGAGCAAGGGTAAGGGGTGAAAAAGTAAGGAGCTGAAGATGGGATTAGCCATCATTTCAGCCGACGAACGCATGGCCGAACAGAGAGGCGTCAAGCTTCTCATTGTCGGACCGCCGGGCGTTGGCAAAACAAGTTTGCTCAGGACACTCGATCCTGAGACCGTACTCTTCATCGATCTGGAAGCCGGCAATCTGTCCGTCTCGGACGTGCCGGTTGACGAGCTGCGGCCCAAGACCTGGCAGGAATGCCGCGATCTGGCGTGTTTTCTTGCGGGGCCGAACACCAATGTTCGCGCTTCGGATTTGTATGGCCAGCAGCATTACGATGCTGTCTGCGAGAAGTTCGGCGATGCGTCGGCGCTGGATAAATACCAGACCGTGTTCATCGACAGCATCACGGAAGCCGCCCGCCTATGCATGGCGTGGTGTGAGACGCAGCCCGAGGCGATGACCGCCAAAGGCGATAAAGACACGCGCGGAATGTATGGGCTTCTCGGCCGGCAGATGATTGCGTGGATTAAGCGTCTCCAACAGGCGCGCACGCGCAATGTCGTTTTCGTGTGCCTGCTGAATGAGGACGAAGATGATTTTGGCCGCAAGACCTGGTCGATCCAGATTGACGGGGCCAAGACAGGGCGTGAGATGCCCGGCATTGTTGATGAGGTGATTACTTTTGCGATCATCCGTCCTGATGAGGGCGACCCCTACAGGGCTTTCATCACGCATCCGGAGAATGAATGGGGCTTCCCTGCGAAGGATCGGTCCGGGCGTTTGTCAGCAATGGAAAAACCACACCTCGGCGAGCTGTTCGCCAAGCTTTTAGGTTAAGGAGAAACACACATGTCAGCATTTGATTTCAACACGGCCGAAGTGTCTGGGTCCGGGTCCAGCGGTCCGATACCGGACGGCACGGTGGCGCCGGTTATCCTGCATCTGCGTGGGCTTAAAACATCTGCTCGCGACACGCGCATTCAGGGGCTTGATCTGGAATACACGGTGCTCGAGGGGCCCTATAAAGGCAGGAAAGCCTGGAAGTGGGCCGGCATCACGGGCACTGGCAGCGATGGCCATAATAAAATGATCGCCATCACGCGGTCGCATATTCGCGGCGTGCTGGAAAGCGCATACGGGGTAAAGTCTACGGATGACAGCCCGGAAGCCATGGCGGCGCGCAAGATTGCGGACTGGGACGATCTGGACGGCATCGCGTTCGTTGCCCGCTTTGGCGTTGAAGAGGGCTCGGATTACGTTGACGCCCGGTCCGGCGAGACCGTGAAAGGCAAGGCCAAGAACACGGTGACTGCCGTGGGAGTTGATGAGGCCGATTACGCCGGGTTCAAGCCGGCGAAGCCAAAGGCGGCTGGCATTCCAAAGCCGCCTGCCGGTGTCAAAGCGTCAACCCGTCCCGCGTGGGGCTGATCTTAACGGGGCCAGCTTCGGCTGGCCCCCATGGGGTTTATCATGTCGAGAAAAGACCCGGACACCCGGGCCGCGGTGGAGGCCGCAGCCCGGTTGAAACAACTATTGAAAGACCGCGGACACCACATCACCGCGCAGGAGGCTGAGGTTATGGCTTCCAGCGTGGTGTGTGAGTGGATCAAGCATCGCACGCATCACTGGGCTGTCAGAAGGGGGACGCCTGCCTTCGGTGATCCTGATGCCATGACGCAGGGGTTTGCGCTGGCTGCTCTGGGCATGATCGCCACGAAAGCCGGCGGTCTGGAGTGGGGCAAGCCGCTGGGCGACTGGACGGCTGACGACGCCAGCTTGCTGTTTGCGATTGCTTACGAGGCGATCGAAGCCAGGCGCACGCATACGCTGGAGGACAGCGATAACCCGGAGGACATTGGCGCATGAGCCTGCGTTTCAAACATATCGACGAACAGAACCGGCGAGCGGCGGCAGAGCTGGCAGCGCGAAAGGTTAGCTGCGAGGGGTGTTTCTGGCTGGTCCGGCATCCCCGGCCCATGTGCAGGGGCGAGACGTCACCGCACTATCGCACCGCGAGGGAAAGCTATCACGAGCGTTGCGCTGCGTTCAGCGTTACGGGCGTTATGCCGGTGATTGAGAACCCGAAGCGCGAAGAGCGCCGCGCACGCAAGGAGGTTATCAGGCGATGATTGATTTCAATTTTTCATCCATGCAGCGGTCGGCTGCCATCACTTCGCTGCATGAGGCGCTTGAGAAGGCTCCTCGATCTCAGGAGAAAAGGCGTGAATATGTGGGCGCTTCTGCGATCGGTGGCCCGTGCGAGCGGCGC